CCAATCAACGCACAAAAAAGATTCGCAAATACTATCCAGACTTTCAAGTCGAGTACAAGGATGGTAAAAAAATTATAGTTGAAATTAAGCCTTCTCGTAAACTAGGTCAAGCCACCGTGGTCAAGAAGATTAGAGCTGCAAAAGAATGGTGCACTGCCCACGATTTGACCTATAAAATACTTACAGAAATAGAATTAAAAGATATGGGTCTGCTTTAGTAGGATTTTACTGATGGTCAATTCTGCTTTAAGAAACATGCGTGGCTAACCTGATACTCGGTTTAGACGTTTCAACTTCAGTGACAGGTGTTTGCATCATCGATCCGGGGAAGCTGTCCGACGATCGAGGGTCTCACATACTTCACTTAGATCGAATTGAGTTCAAAAAGTGCAAGACATTATGGGAAAAGGCGGACACGGTCGCAGTTGAATTAGCGAACTTATTGGAGAAATACCCGGGAGCCTATCGAGTCGCCCTCGAGGAACCTCTTATGGGATTCCAGAAAGGAATGTCATCGGCCGCTACTATCACTACCTTGATGCGTTTTAATGGCATCACGTCCTATATCTCTCGCGAAATATTCAGGGTAGATCCGGAGTACATCGCCTCTTCTTCCGCCCGAAAATTGTGTGGGATCAAAGTGCAGAGGACGTCGATCGCTGGGATGAGCGGTAAGGAACAGGTCTTTAAGTATATGGCAGAACACGACCTAAAGCATATCCAGTGGCCCCTAAAAAAGAATGGTTCTCCTGTCGACTGGGCATGCGACGCTACCGATTCTTACGTGATAGCCCGAGCCGCAACTCTATCTCCACCTTGAAAATTTATTGCTGGGTGTGTGGGTAGTTACATAGTTATTTTCATGGAAGAAAATAAAGAATTTTATGTTTATGTCGATTATCGTTTAGACACAAATTTACCTTTTTATGTGGGGAAAGGTAAAGAAGGAAGAGTCAAATTACTAAAACGTAATAAAAAACATCAATGAATAGCTAGAAATTTTGGAATGAAAAGAGAAATTGTTTGCGGTCCAATGACAAACAAAGAAGCTATGTCTGAAGAAGTTAGACTTATCGCGGAATTAAAAAACTTTTTCAAAATTTGGAGGAGCTAATCTTACGGAGGGAGGAGAGGGAGTTTCTAGAATTTGGACGGATGAAGAAAAAAAGTAAAATTTCTTCAAGCTGGACAGAAGAACGGCGTGGTGCCATGTCAAAAAGAATGAAAGAAAATAATCCCATGAAAAACAAAGAAGTTTCTCGCCCAGTTGTAGAAAAATTAATCCAATTTCATACAGGAAGAAAAAGGAAACCCGAAGAAATTGAAAAATGCAGACAGGCTAAGTTAGGATCAAAAAATCCTGCATATGGGAAACCTCAATCAGAAGAAGCAAAAAGAAAAAACGCTGAATCAAATAAGATTAGAGCGCTTGAAAGAGCAGAAAGAAAAAGACGAGAAAGAGAAGAAGCATTAAATGGTATCGTTAACGAGCCTAGTCAAACTGATTGAATCAGTTTTTGGAAAAGGAAGATTATCAAAAAATAATAATTTTGATATTAAATGCCCAATTTGTAATCCTTTAGACGCACAAAAAAAGAAACTTTCAATTCTTTTGCCCAGCTGCGTCTCTCACTGTTGGGTATGCGGGTGGAAAGCTAGGAGCCTCGCTCCTTTATTGCGAAAATATGGAACGCAAGAACACCTCAATGCTTATCGAGAATTAACTGGACAAGGCGGTAGGTCTGATCTAATAACGGCGGACGTCGAAGACATAAAAAAGATTGAGCTACCAAAAGACTTTAGGTTGTTGACTCTAGCAAACGACGTGGATCCTGACGTCAAAGCAGTTTGGCGATATGTTTATTCTCGTGGGTTGACAGATCGAGATGCCTGGTATTTCAAGTTCGGCATATCGGACGAGGTTAGATGGAAGCGCAGGGTCATTATGCCATCCTTCGATTCGAAAGGAGACTTGAATTACTTCGTCGCCCGAGCGATTGACAAAGACAAAAAGCCCAAGTACGACAATCCGGACGTCGACAAAAATCCTGTCGTATTCAACGAGATTAACATAGACTGGACAAAGCGACTCACACTCGTCGAAGGCCCTTTCGACCTCGTCAAATGTCCAGAAAACACAACGGCGTTATTAGGATCGGACCTCGACGAACGTCACGAGGTTCTTAACCAAATTCTCTTACATAATACACCAGTCGCTCTTGCCCTCGATGGAGACATGTGGAACAAGAAGATGCCGAGGATAGTAAAGAAACTGCAAGAGTACGACGTCGATGTGGTCGTTGTAGATGTTAGGCCCTGGGGAGACCCAGGCAATATGTCAAAGGCCGAGTTCGAAAAGGCGTTATCGGACGCTAAACCGTTAGAGTGGAACGATATATTCGGCGATCGCTTGAAGAAAGCTATGGAAATTAGCCTTAGATTGTGATATTTAGTAAGCGATGAAGAACGTAACGCGTAGTAGCATCATAACGGAAGCTCGCCTTCGACAAATCATTCAGGAAGAAATTGAAAGAAAATACCTTATCGAAGAAGGCCTTTGGGACGACGTCAAGGATGGCGTTAGAAAATTATCTGATTATGTGACAGAAAAGTTTAAATCTGTTACCATCGAATGGGCAAGCACGATCAACGAAAAGATCAAAGCCCTCACCGAAAAACCTGAGGGTCTAGATTTGGTCATGTCAGCGATCAAGCAAGGCATGAAAGAATCTGGTGAGTCGTTGACTCTTGACGACACCTTAAAGAAGGCAAAAAACATCGAAAAAGAAGCACCATTGTCAATAATCCAGTCCGATCTTGAGGGACCGGTCCATGACGCAGCGAAACAACTACAAAAAGGAAAAGCTGTTGGCGAAGTTTATTCGATACTTACAAAGAATGAATATGTTCGTCAACAAAAAGCGTTAAACGAGACGGGACCTACCGCTATCTTCGGTTTCGGTCTGGCAATAGTCGGTGGTTTGCCTTTGCTCTTCAAAGGATTGCATAAGTTAGCGAAATATCTCAAGGCTGAAAAGGCAGCAGATTTGTTCGAAAGGGCAGAACACATTACGCATGCTCTTGAAGAGAATGTTGTCGACTACACGATTCCTGATAGGTTATCTTATCAGATCTACAAGTTTTTAAACAAAAAAGGTTTCCACGTTGTAGGTGAAGAAGAACTACTGTCTTACGAAGACTACAAAGCAGACGTCGGCGGGGCCGGGGCCCGTAAAAAAACCGAAGGTTTAGTCTATAAGGCTTTATTGATTTATTTCGCTATTAACGGATTGGTTAGCGTTTTAAAGGCCGGCGCTTCTTTATTGGGCTTCGTCGAAGGCGGCGCGACAGCAGTTAAGGGAGTTGAACTCGCTCGCGGTGCAGAAGAAGTCGCCAAAATTATACGAGCGGCTGAAGTTTCTGTCGTCGCTACAGCAGCGACTAGAGTTGCTGCGGCCGTATAGTTGAACAACATTACAATTTTATTGTATCATCAACTTGATGGTTAGAATTGCCCACACTGCCGACATTCACTGGCGAGGCTTAAGTCGACACGACGAGTATAGAGAGATTTTTACCACTTTCGTTAAGGATTGTAAAAAAAACAAAGTAGATCACATCTTCGTGGGAGGAGACATCTTCCACACTAAAACGACAGGTATCTCGCCCGAGTACATCGATCAGCTAACATGGTGGTTGGAAGCCATGGCAAACGTAGCCTCCGTTCACCTGACGTTAGGCAATCATGATGGAAATCTTGTTAACTTGTCTAGGCAGGATGCGGTGTCGCCCGTAGTACAAGCTCTAAACAATCCAAGAATCCATCTTTATAAAAAAAGTGGAGTCTACGAATTTCATCCTGGTTACACCTGGTGCATTTATTCTCTTTTCGATGAGGAAGGATGGAAAGATGTACGACCAGCGCCTGGCAAAACCAACATCGCCTGCTATCACGGACCCGTTCAAGGGTCTGTTACCGAGGTAGGTTGGGAGATGGATGGATTGGGATTGGAGTTTTTCAAAAACTACCCGTTCGTACTTCTCGGAGATATCCATCAGATGCAACACCTTGGATATCGCGAGGCGCTCGACGGTAAAAAGAAACCATGGATTTCTTATCCTGGTACTCCGATTCAGCAAAATTATGCCGAAGAATTAAATCATGGCTATCTATTGTGGGACATCGACGACCTTCGTACGTGGGACGTTTCTTTCAAAAAACTTCCTAATCCCAAGCCGTATGTCACCATTCAGTGGAATGGCTCTGTAGAGGATCTAATCACGACGGCTTCTCAACATCCTGATGGCTCCAGGTTCAGGATTAGGTCTTCGGAAGCGCTGGGTCAAAAAGATTTTAGTCTTATCGGAGAAACCTTAAAGAGCGCTAAGGTCGCTACTGAAGTAACGTTTAAGTCAGATTTTATCGTAGATCGATCGGTCGTTCAAACTGGTTCTTCGACCCTAGAAAAAGCAGATCTAAGAAATCCAGACGTGCTGGTTAAACTTATCAAAGACTATTACAAAGGTACCCAGGTCTCGATTGACGAATGGAATTCTGTTACGGAGCAAGTCAAGTCTTGTTTATCTGCAGTAACATCGCAAGAAGAAATGGCGCGTAATTCGAAGTGGTCGCTTCGACACCTTCAGTTCGATAACATGTTCGCATATGGAGCAGACAACGTCATTAACTTCGATAAGCTAAACGGCATCGTGGGCGTATTCGGTCCAAATCGCGTCGGTAAGTCCTCAATTGTTGGCACGTTAATGTATTCGCTATTTAATGCTACAGATCGTGGGCCCATCAAGAATATCCACGTGTGTAACATTAGAAAGCCTTATTGTTCGTCCAAGGCGATCATTAATCACAACGGAACTGATTATGTTATTGAGCGACAAACAGTCAAGACAGAAAATAAGAAAGGCATCATCAACGCCTCTACTTCTCTAAACGTTTTTAAAATACGAGAAGACGGCGAAGCAGACGACCTAGCTGGTGAACAACGTACGGATACCGAAAAAGTAATTAGAAGCTTGATCGGTGGACAAGAAGATTTTATGATGACGTCGCTCGCCGCGCAGGGAGAAACAAACCAGTTTATTTTACAAGGTTCTACTCGGCGTCGTGGTGTGCTGTCTAGGTTCCTCGACCTAGACATCTTTGACAAGATGCATGAATTAGCGAACAAAGAACTCGTTGGTCTCAAGTCACAATTAAAAAATTGTCCCGATAGGGACTGGCAATTTTTGTTTGATAGCACCAAAAAGTCGATGAGCGCTGCCGACGATTTGATTAACGAACTATCTCAATTGATCAAGGAGAAGCAGCTAGAACACTCTAGGCTTCAACTCGAGCTATCGAAGCACAAAGACGTCACGCCTGTGACAAAGTCGCAAGTCGAATCTTACGCAAAACAAGTTTCTACTCTTGAATCTACGCTAACTCAATGCCAACTAGAGACGTCGACTCTACAGACAGAAATGGAGGAATTGACAAAAAAACTTGAGAAAATTTCTTCTGTCAAAAAAGAGAACGATCTTTCAAAATTAAAGCAGCGTGACGCTGCTTATAAAACGCTTGAAGCTTCACTTCAAGCCTTAAAGTTTGCTCACGACAAAGAAGAGACGCAATTAAAACAACACCAAAAGTCCTTGAAAATCTTGGACGAAGTTCCCTGTGGAGACGATTATCCTACGTGTAAGTTTATTAAGGACGCTCACCTTAGCAAAGGAAAAATCAAAGAACAAACTCAAAAAACTCAATTAGCGCAGGAAAAACTACAAGAAGCGTCGTCTTCGCTGGAAGAACTAAAGCAAGAAAATACGACGGATAAACTTGAGAAAATGGAGAAATTACTGGCGTTAGAAAACAAGTTGCTCCTCGACGCATCGAAAAAAGAAACTTCGATTACTAGACTACGCTCAGTCCAGGAAACCAAGTTAGTCGAATTAGAATCCGCCAGACTAAGGTTAGCACATCTTCAAGAGGCTTTAAAAAACGAAGAAAATGCGGAGATTGTTTCCCTTAGGGCTAATATTGAAAATATTTCAGATGACGTTGAGGCGCTTGCTTCACAAAAAATTTCGGCAGCCACGCAGAAAGGTAAATTAGCGGCCAACCTAGAAAAGCACGAAGAAGAAAAGTCGATTAGGGATAGCCTACTAGAAGCGATGAAGGTTCATGAACTGGTCACGGGGGCTTTCTCAAAGAAGGGTATTCCACTCATCGTGATCAAATCTCAATTGCCGGCTATCAATATCGAGATCGCGAAGATCTTACATGGTATTGTCGACTTTACTATTGAACTGGAAAACGATGAGGTTACCGATTCGTCAGAAATCTATATCAACTATGGCGATTCAAGGCGGATCGTAGAGTTGTGCAGTGGAATGGAGAAGACGATAGCTTCGCTAGCCATCCGCGTCGCGATGATTAACGTTTCTTCGCTACCAAAACCAGATATTTTTATTATAGACGAAGGATTCGGTACGCTTGACGATACCGCTGTTGAGGCTTGTAATCGTTTACTCGTTTCCTTAAAAAAGTATTTTAAAACTATTCTTATCATTACGCATGTAGACGGTGTAAAAGACATTGTCGATAGAGTGTTAGAAATAACAAAAAATGAAAAAGATTCTAAAATAACTTATGGAATTGAAGAATGAACGATTGGCAACCCTATCCGAAAAATAGAAAAATTTGCGAACGTCAAAATTACGTGTTAATAGTACCAGAAAATTTTGATGAAACAAAAAAAAATATGCCTTTATTTTGCGATGTTTGTCAAATAAGATTTAATAGTAAAGACGACGAAAAGGCATATGATAAATTTAAGTGCTGCGCTATTTGCGCAGACAATTGGGCGTATTCTCATAAGGATGCCTGGTCGAATGGATGGCGTCCAGACGAAGACAAAATAAAAAAGTCCATTGAAAAAAGGATTTTTGCGAATCCTATTATTGTCTTCGAGTAAGAGTCGTATATTTAGGAACTGGAGACACTATGTCCAAAATTGATTACAACGCACTAGGCCAAGCCCTCGACACCTCTTGGGGTCGTTCCTCGACGCCGAAGACAGCGTCTTATTCTGTTAAATTTTCTTTAGCAGGGGACGTGTTGATAGCAACATATCAGGCTATCGTTAATTTTGCTTCTGAAAAAGAGATGATTATGATGAAGCGAATGTACGAAGAAGAATCAATCAACGTCATCGACGCCGTATTAAAGAATGTAAAAGCTGCGTATAAAGACTTGTCTGAAGAAACGCTATCGACAAAAGAATATAATTCTTCGACGTCTGTAGAAATAATCGGCTTTAACGTTCACAATCCTAAGAGAACAGCGTACTTTCGTAGGAAGACGTCTTTTGAAATAGCATGACACAACCCCTATCTAGAAACGAACAAGTACGGGAAATAGTCCGATGTGGTAAAGACCCCGTATACTTCATGAAGAACTACGTCAAGATCCAACACACCGTGCGGGGTCTTATTCCTTTTGAAACGTATGATTTTCAGGATGATTGTGTCAAACACTTTGAGCAAAGTCGTTTCAACATCGTCCTAAAGTCTCGTCAGCTGGGTTTGTCGACCGTTACTGCAGCTTACGCAGTCTGGTTCGCGATCTTCAAGAAAGACAAGAACGTTCTCGTCATCGCAACGAAGTTATCGACTGCGATGAACTTCATCAAGAAGGTGAAGATCATGTTAGATGGTCTGCCAAAGTGGTTACTGCTCACCAAATTTGAACCGACCAAGCAGGCAATTAGATTCGACAACGGTTCACAAATCAACGCTATCCCGACCTCTCCAGATGCCGGTAGATCCGAGGCGTTGTCCCTGCTCATTGTTGACGAGGCCGCGTTCATTAGAGACTTCGAGGACATCTGGACTGGTCTGTATCCTACCCTGTCAACCGGTGGTAACGCCATCATCATCTCCACTCCAAACGGCGTCGGGGGTCAATATTATCGACTCTGGATGGACGGTGAAACGAAGCAGAACGAGTTCAACACGATCAAACTTCCATGGTGGGTACATCCAGAGCACGATCAGGAGTGGTTCGATAAAGAGACCAAGAACCTACCGAAACGCAAGGTGGCTCAAGAATTTCTTTGCGACTTTATATCTTCGGGCGATACGTTCCTTCAACCCGGCGACTTAGAAGCCATAAGAGAACAGATACGACCACCCATGGAGAAGAGCGGTCCACAGTCTGCCGTGTGGATATGGAGAAAACCAGAACCAGGACAAAAGTATGTAATTGCTTCCGACGTGGCCCGCGGCGATGCCGGCGACTTTTCTACTTTTCATATCGTCAACAATCAAACTTGCGAAGTTGTTGCCGAGTATATGGGAAAAATTCCACCAGATAAATTAGCTGACCTACTGTTCGAGTATGGCAAGCTTTATAACGAAGCCCTAGTTTGTCCCGAACAAAATACTTTCGGATATTTTACGTGTACAAAATTAAGAGACGACGGGTATCCACGACTGTACTATCAAGGAGTTACAGGCGATCCTTTTGAGTTTAGATCGACAGATCCAAACGCGGTTCCTGGATTTTCGACCCAGACAAAAACGCGAGGTCAAATATTAGCGAAACTCGAGGAACTGGCAAGAAACAACAGGATCAAGGTTTATTCTCAACGACTTTACGATCAATTGCAGGCATTCATGTGGAATGGTGCCCGGGCACAAGCTGCAAAAGACGCGCACGATGATCTCATTATGAGTTTGGCTATAGCCACCTGGTTAGTTGCAGGAGATTCTGTGGCTAACGAACAAGCCATGGCCCTAGCATATGCGATGTTAAAGGCTACGAAGGTCGAACAAAAAAACAATATGCCTGGTGACGTTGCCTCGGTAAAGCCAGTACCAAATCCACAAATGTCAGGATTTAATCCGAGAGAGGCTCACAAACCAAAAGATCCCTCTCAAATCAGACACGTAGACGTAACAGATTTTTCTTGGCTATTCCGCTAAATTAGCTACTTAAAGAATATCTATTAAAGTTAAAGGATCGATATGCCAAAGCTTACAATTTCGCAATTAAGAAAAATTATCTCGGAAGAAGTCAAAGTATTACGAGAAGGTGACAAAGAAGACCAAGCAGCCGCCATGGCGAAAGCAGCTGCCAGCTTACTTAAAGCGATCGAATCTTTTAAAGCCGCTGCGTCCGCCAAAGCAAAATCCAGCATGGACAGCACAGGTTTATCGCTAGAAAAACACCTTCAAGAATCCGAAAAGACGTTAAAAAGAATCGTCGGTTCGCCACTACAACACGTCGATGGACCAAAAGCGCCATCGGTCGCGACGGGTGCCAAAGTCGAGCCAGCGGCACCACAACCAGTTTCCAGCGATGCTAAAAAGGTTTCTGTGAAGCCCACCGTTAAAGCCTAAAAGGTATACGTAGTTCTATTTAAGATTAATATGTAACGACGAAAGAGCCATCCTCACGATTGAGGAGGCAAAACAAAATGGCAAAAGTAAAAGAATCTCAAACGTTATTTCAAAGACTTTCAAAGTTATTCAAAAGCGGTCCTGTTGTAAAGCGCAAGATCAGGACGTTAGATACAACGATCGCCGTCGCCGATAAGACGAAGTCTTCCGGCGCTTTACTTTTTCAGAAGTCGTTAGCTCCGACGTATGCGACAATAACCGCAAATGCGTATAACCTTTCCGAACGCCTGATGAGATATCAGGATTTTAGCGAGATGGAATATTGCCTTCACGGCGACACGTTAATCGCCGTGCCAGGGGGATATAAAAAGATAAAAGACCTTGCCGCAGAATGTGAAGAAAATCTAGACAAACAGTTTTTAGTTTATGCATATGATCACAACCTAAGTAGAATCGTTCCAGCTTTAGGTAAACAAGCCCGTCAAACTAGAATTGATCATGCTTATACCGTTACTTTTGACAATGGTCAACAGATTATTGGAACTCCCAACCATCGTCTTATGAAAAGAGACGGAACATTTTGCAAAATTGAAGATTTAAAATGTGGCGATGCGATGATGCCATTTTACCGTCGCGACCTTTTTAATGGTTGCAAAGAAGAAGGAGATGGTTATCGTTGGATTTATACGATGGATCGACGTTCTAAAATGAACGGTTGGGTTGCTGAACATCGCGTCATCGGCGAAATATTAAAAGGATCTCCCTTGATAGATGATGAGGTTGTCCATCATAGAAATTTTATTAAATACGATAATAGACCTGAAAATTTGCAGGTAATGTTTGACGAAGACCATCGAAGATTACATGCAGAGATCCTTAATGGTGCTAAGTGGTCAGAGCAAAACGCCGACTGGATTCAGCAGTTTAAAATCTGTCATTCCAGGTTCATGACAGAAAATAACCCCGCCGAAAGAAAAGACATCACATTCGGGCGAATACTCGAAATTGCGGAAAGAGTTAAGTTTAATTCAAGAAAAATCTGTGAAGTACTTGATACAGACCCTAACGTAATCAAACGCAAACTTCGTAAGCACGGTTATCAAAACTTTGAGACATTTGCAAAAGCCTATAACCCAGATTGGCATAACGCAGGATGGAATAATCAAGGCGAGAATAATCCCAGATATAACAAGACTATTACATTCGATAAAATTTGTTCGGCGTTTTCTAAGGGCATGTCGAAGAAAGAATTAGCTAATTCTTTAGATACGACTACGACTGTTCTTGTCAAGCGTCTTTCTGAGAACGGATATAAAAACTATACAGAGTTTTCTCAGAACTACGAAAACCTCAAGGTAGTCTCTATAGAATATCATGGAGTGATTCCTCTTTTCGATTTGACGGTAGACGGATATAAAAACTTCGCAACAAACACCGTTATCTCTCACAACACACCCGAAATCGCTGCCGCAATGGATATTTACGCGGATGAAACAGTCGCGCAAGACGATAAGGGTCGTGCGTTACACATCTATTCCGACAACGAAAAGATCAAAGAGATCCTGGAAGATCTATTCTATAATACTCTCAACGTCGAATTTAATCTTCGTTCTTGGGCCCGTAACCTTGTCAAATATGGAGACTTCTTTCTTTACAACGACGTGTCGCCCCAATATGGCGTAATCAACGCCTTTCCCATTCCTGTCAACGAGATTGAGAGAGAAGAAAACTACGATCCTAACGATCCGTTCGCCGTGCGGTATCGTTGGGTCACTCTCGGCAATCGTACCCTCGAGAACTGGGAAGTAACTCACTTTCGTCTCCTCGGCAACGATATGTTCCTTCCCTATGGCTCCTCGGTAATCGAGCCGGCCCGTCGCATATGGCGACAATTGATTCTTATCGAGGATGCGATGTTAGTCTATCGTGTCGTTCGCGCGCCCGAGCGCCGTGTGTTTTACATCGACGTTGCTAACATACCTCCGGAAAACGTGCCAATGTACGTTGAGGAGCAGCGTAAGAATCTGCGTACAAACCAGGTTGTCGATCGCGCAACGGGGCGACTGGATTTACGCTATGCGCCTCTATCTATCGAAGATGATTATTTCATTCCTGTCCGTGGTGGAGAATCAGGCACTCGAATCGACACCCTCGCGGGTGGACAAAATGCCGCCGCGGTCGAAGACGTGGCGTATATACAGAAAAAATTGTTCGCCGCGCTAAAGATTCCGCGTGCTTATCTCGGTTATGATGAGATGTTGTCATCGAAGGCTACGCTGGCGCAAGAAGACATTCGATTCTCTAGAACGATTAACGTCATTCAGCGCGTACTCATTTCTGAGTTGAACAAGCTCGCGATAATTCATCTTTATGCTAATGGTTTCGACGCGGAAGATTTACAGAACTTTACGTTGAGACTTTCCAATCCTTCTACGGTTGCGCAACAACAAAAGCTGGAACTGTGGAGAAGCAAATTCGAAATTGCGGGTTCTGTCCCAGAGGGAATGGGTAGCAAACGATTCGTACGCAAGACGATTTGGGGTTTGACCGACGAACAGATAGAAGAAATTGACGAACAACGTTACGAAGAAAAACTGATCGATCAAGTTATCGAAGAAGCCAAGCAAGAAAGTGGCGGTGGCGAAGAAGGTGAAGAGGAGACTGGCTCAGAAGAAGCCGGCGGCGAAGAGGCGGCGGGAGACGAAACCGGCGGAGAAGAGGCTGGTGGCGAAGAAGGTGAAGATCTCTTCGCCGGCGACGACGTGGAAGAAAAAGAACCAGAGACTGAGCTACTGACCGCAGGAGACGTTATCGACGACTTTATCCCTGCATTGTTCGAAAAGGATAAATTGCCAGTTAAGGCTCAATCGCAACTAAAGAAAGCCTTATACGACCAGAGTCGCAGGAAAAAAAGACACGATCACATCCCAGATTTTAAAAAGATGACAGATTACGATGCAGACGGCATGGGGATAAAAGACGTGTTTGGAATGTCAGATCTAAGCAAATCTCTCAATCCATTTAAGGAGTCGAAATCCGACGCGGAGTCCAACTACGTAAAACCGAACATACCTTCGGCTCTGCAATCGACTCTCAATAAAATGTCGATAGCCCTTCAGATAAACGCAAATAAAAATTCTGGTCTATTGTCTGAAGAAGTCGATACGGGAATGTTAATTACAGAAGAACGAGACGCTAACGAGGACGAAGATTGAATTGAAAGGGCGACAGATGTCTAAATCCCACAACAAAAAAAGAAACACAGCATTGCTATATGAGTTCTTGATCAGGACGATATCAAGCGCCCTGGTCGAAGGCGATAAGAAAAAATCATCCATCGCCCTAAAAGTACTTCGTCGTTACTACAAGCCAGGTACACAGCTATACAAGGAATTCAGGTTATTCAACGCTTTAATCAAAACTACAGTAAGTTCTGACTCAGTAGCTTCGACAATATTAAGCGAGGCACGATCGGCAGCGGGATCGATAGACATAGGCGCATTGGATCGAGAAAAGTCTTTGTTGATCAGGAGTATCAATCACATGATTAAAGACGAAAACTTCTATGATCAACCAATCGCCGAATATCGACTTTACGCGACGATTCAAACGCTTCTCAACGAGTGGAGAAAACCGACGGGTCACGCTGACATCGTTTCTTTGGCGACCTACGAAAATCAATTGAGGGAATGGTTGCTGTCCGAGAAGAAGAAAGAAGACCATACCCTTATCGATGAAACTCCCGGTACTACTCGGTTGCTGATGAAGGTTATGATGAAAAAGTTGAACGAAAAATATTCGGCAAACTTAAACGACGACCAAAGAGAAATTATCAAAGCGTACGCTTTTTCGACAGCAAACGAAGATCAAGCTACCATTAAGAAAAAACTAGAGGAGGTTCGCAGTGGCCTTCTCGAATCGATCGACTCTTACATGACTCACAAACAAGAAAATGAATTCATGGTAAACAAACTGCGAGATACCAAGTCGAGAATTTTGTCAGAGTCTCTTGACGTCGTGGACGATTCGACAGTATCTAAGTTTATGCTATATTCCACGTTGCGTCAGGAGCTAAACGAGGGAGAAGAGTCATGAAAGACTTACGCTTATTAAATTCCTACGACGTTTTTGATTATACACCCGAGATGATAAAGGAGTCGCGCGAAAAGAATAACGGCAAAATCATGATGAAGGGCATCTTACAAAAGGCAGACACCCTCAATCAAAATGGTCGCATCTATCCGCAGCACGTCCTCGAACGAGAAATTCGTAATTATCAAAAATTTATTGTAGAGAATCGTGCCCTCGGCGAGCTCGACCACCCAGACTCTTCGGTCGTCAATCTTAAAAACGTGTCTCACCTTATTCGAGAGGCGTACTTGGAAGGCGACGTGGTGTATGGAACTGTAGAAATTCTCGATACACCGTCTGGCAAAATTCTTCAATCTCTTGTAGAATCTGGTGTCAAACTAGGTATCTCTTCTCGCGGAGTGGGTTCAACAAAAAAGCAAGGAGATTATCACGTCGTTCAAGACGATTTCCAGCTAATTTGTTGGGACTATGTTTCAGAACCATCAACGCCCGGCGCCTTTATGCTTCCGGAAGGTCGCAGGATCACTTCTGACGAACTTCAAAAGGTGTTTAATAAATCAGATAGAATTGACAGAATATTAAATGATATAATTTCTTATGGAGGCAAGTGATGGGATTAAAAGATCCAAGGGTCGGTTACAATTCAGTTACTGAATTCGTGGGATCAGGACTCCCGTGGGTTATTTCTAATACTGCATCTAGCACTGTTATTAAACATTCATTCGATAAAATAACAAAACATATAAAAATATCAAATCATGCAGCTTTAGGAGTTTATCTTCGAGTCGGATTCACACAAAATGGTATCGCTGGTGTTGGCAATGCATACTATTATAAAGTGAATGGTGGAGATTCATTAGAAATAGACGCAAGAATAAAAGACATCTACGTCGTTAGAGATTCTGCTACTGATGCTGCATACAGCCTTTATGCAGAATTAACCATGATAGATTCAGATATGATGCCTGTGCTAACTGGGTCTTTAGGTGGAACCGCATATTGGAATGGAGTAGGTTGATATGGGAATTACGAGGAAAGAATTAAAGAGTATCGTAAAAGAATGCTTGGTAGAAATATTAGCAGAAGGTATGGGTCCATCAACTGGCGCTGCTATAAACGAATCAGCAAAAAAATTAATCGCAAAACCAAACTCTACTTCGGTCGTGTTACAACGAAATGCTTCAAATACCAAAATGCAATCTCTAGCAATAAAAGAAGCTATACGTAGAGAAGCTGGCGGTAATGATGTAATGGCGTCTATCTTAGCTGACACTGCAGAAAAAACTTTGCCGAACATGCTAGAAAACGAGCGAATGAAAACCCCCGCGCCAAGTGGGAAAATCGAGAACTTGGTTGCTAACCACAACCCAGAAGATTTATTTGGAGAAGAAGCTGCTTCAAAGTGGGCTAACTTAGCATTTATGGGCATGCCAAAATAAACATTATTTATTTTATAAATCTTTTTCAACAGAATATTTAGCAATGCCGCGTGGAGAACAAACATGAAGCTAACAAGTCAATTATTGAAAAAAATTATTGCAGAAGAAGTCGCCAAATTCGGCGATATGGAGTCTACGGAAGATCGCGCTAGCGATGCAGAAGAGCTAGACGCTGATGAGTTGGGATCTGATAAAGCTCTTGAAAAAAAGATAGACTATATAAAGGCGCTAAAAATTGAAGAAGGTCGTTTGCGTCGACGACTTAAACGAGTCGTCGAAATCAGATCTCGAGTTATTCGAAGTTTGTGATTAACTGTAATTGAAAGGCTAATCCTATGGGTACCCCAGGCAGTGGAAGATATACAACTTACTTACCAGTAAAAAGTGCAAAAACAGATAGACTCTCAAAGTTGTTTAAGGGTGGTCTAAGCGCTCTTTACGACGGAAAAGAAGGCAATTCAGACGCTGCAAAAGCTGCGGTTGAAGTTGCCAAGAAAGTTTTGAACGGTCAAGGCGATAAAGACATGTTTGGTAATGGCGTAGACTTAGAATATGGAAAACAAGATCCATCTAAAATAGATACTGCGGGGGTTAAATGGGAATCTGCAGGAGACCCCACGAACCCCTACGTTCCAGATGTTACATCGCCAGGTCCTGGAAAAACCGAAGGTGTCGATAAGGATGTTGATCCTAAGATATTGCCCGAAGACATCAAACCAAACTTCGACGCAAAAAATCCTAGCGTAAATACAACGTCGCCGGCAGTTACATCGCCTCGCCTTGGAACTATTTCTTTAGGAGAAAATTTACAAGGTGGTAAATCATCGGTCGAATAATCTCTAATTATATTATAGTTAATCAACATAAGAGAGCGAGAAGACATGTCGAAACAACTTTATGAAGAGGCACTAGCCGACGTAAAAAAATTAAAAGAAATTGCGGAAGATAATGCAAAAAAGGCATTAATAGAAGCTGTTTCTCCACGCATCAAAGACTTAATTGAAGCGGAGCTTCTTAAAGAAGTTTCAGACGAAGATGACGAAAACGATCTTCTCACAGACGATGGAATCGAAGACTCGATAGAGATAAAATCTGCTATCGATATAGACCCAACGGTTTCTTCGATTGAAGATCCTGCCGTGGTTGCGGCGATGTCCATGCCTGATGAAGAAGGTAAAGTTACGTTAGATCTAGACGCGCTACAGGTCGAACCAGTAGGACCAGAGTTCGAACTGAGCAATGAATCTTTGCGACTCTTAAATCCTATTTCTGAAAAAATTAACAGCGCAACTGCCCTAAAGGTTGAATCTAAACTTTTTCAACTTAGCGAGGCGACGCAAAAGTTTCTGGCAGCAAGCGTTTCAATAAAGAAAACAGCAAGTTACCAGCGTAAGATCCTGGAGATGGTCTCCGAGATCGAAAATGTTTACGAATTTCTGCAGGATTCTGCAGGCAACCTTCAAGACAAAGGAGTCTACGAAGGCAAGTTAGAACAACTATACAAACAACTCAACAAGCTCGTGGAGCAGTACAACATGAAAAAGAATCTTAAGTCATTGTTAGAGGCAGATTTAACTCTCAAGCTTACGAACGTCCCCGATGACCTTCCACTCGAGGACCTCGGAGTCGACATCGTCGCCGACGAAGAAGGAGACGATGAAGAAGAAGAGGGCGAAGACGAAGGAGGAGAACTCGACCTCGATAGTGACGAAGAGAGCTCCGAGAGTGGTGAGGAAGGAGAATCCGACGAAGGCGGCGATGAGCCCGATCTCGGCGGCGATGAAGAAGAAAAAGCTGAGGAGGCTCAAAAAATGGAATATAAGCGTTTAAGCAACAATACAATTGTAGAGATCGATGAAAACATGCTTCGTCGCGAGATCGCTCGTATGCGTTCACTTCGCGAGGCAGCCGACGATGTGCAATCCTGGGGTCATGGTCCTGGCGATGTTTCTAGCGAAGAAGATTTCGAGTCTGATGATCTCGGTGATCCCTTCCTCGACGTCGAGCTCTCAGAGACTCAAAACCTAAAAACCGAAGACGGCGATGAAGGCTGGTGGAAGCTCGGTATCGATAGCGGTTTCGTAACCGCCGATGAAGCCGAAAAGATGAAGGGCATGATAGAAGTTGACGACAAGCAGGAGGAGGACGTCAAGGAAGTCGACGAGATGTCCATGGAGATGGACGAGCTGGACGAGCTTGATGAAATGTCCATGGAGATGGACGAGCTAGATCAAGCCGGCGACGACGAGTCCGCAGTTGGTCCTGGCGGCGCATCCAACGCGTCTGAGCGTCGTACACGTACCCCTGGTGCAAAGCAGAACGAGCAACAAAAGAAGCAACAGGGTCAACAAAAGCAGAAGAAGCAGGGTATGCATCAATATGGTGAAGTTGACCAACAGGACGAGGGTCAAGATATGGATGAGGCCGACCAACAGGATGAGGCAGATCAGAAAGATGAGTCTCAACAAGTCAAAGAGGCTCGCCGCCGTCTAGCCCGCGAAGCTAGCCTCCAGACAGAGGCGAAGAAGAAGGCTCAAGCTGCGAAGAAGCAACAGAAGGAAGCCCAACAAAAGGCCAAGAAGAAGCAGCAAGAAGCCCAACAAAAGATGAAGCAGAAGAAGCAACAGGAAGCTCAGAAGGCGAAGCAAGAAGCCCAAAAGCAAGCGAAGCAAGCCAAGAAGATGCAAGAAGCCTATGCTTATTACGCAAATATTTTCAACGAGTCGGTGCGTCGCACCGCCAAGTTGCAGTCGGTTCTCGCAGAGAGCCGCAATGAAGCTCGCCGCAATGGCGCTTCGACAAGGTCCACGGAAGAGACCTCAACTCTCCGTAAGAAGTTGGCGGAAACGAATCTGTTCAACACGAAGCTCCTCTATTGCAACAAGCTTCTTCAGAATGAGTCGCTCACCAAGCGCCAAAAGGCCGAGGTGATTGAGCGTCTCGACGAGGCGAAGAGCGAGAGAGAGGTTAAGCTTGTTTACGAAAGCCTCGTAAAGACCATTGGTCGCCCAACCCGTGCCCTCTCAGAAGGCATACAACGCGTCCTCGGTTCTTCTTCACAGGCAACACGTCCGGCATCCACGGTTCTTAGCGAAGGCTACGAAGCCGACCGCTGGGCAAAGCTCGCAGGTCTCAAGTGATTCGTTTTTAACAACAGTATTTTAGGAGAAAATAAATGAAACAGTTTACGTTAGCACACTTAGCGCAAGGCATCCGTGACAAGCACGTCGGTGCCGAGCGTGCACGTTTGACAGAGAAGTGGAGCCGCACAGGTCTCCTCCGTGGCCTCGACGGCACACGTCGCGAGGTGATGTCGCAACTTCTCGAGAACCAGGCTGCACAAGTCCTCAAGGAGAGCAACGCTCTCTCGACAGGCGGCGGCGGTCTCGTTGGCTCCGGACAGATTCAAGGTTTTAGCAACATCGCCTTCCCAATCGTTCGCCGCGTGTTCGGTGGCCTCGTCGCCAACGAGCTCGTCTCGATCCAACCGATGAGCCTTCCCTCAGGTCTAATCTTCTATCTTGATTATACCTACGGCTCAAACGTAGGTAAACCACACGGCGAGGCAGGAGAGGTTTACTCTCGCGGTCAGTCGATCTATAACAACCCCGCGGGCAAAGGAGTTCGTTCAGGCTCTCTCGCGACAGGCGGTATGTACGACCTCGTCGGTTCCGGTTTCTCTCGCGTGACCGGCTCGATGACGGCCCTCGACCTCTCCGCAGGGACAGTCTACTCCGGTTCTTATAAGGGCGCAAATGGCCTTACTTGGACCGACGGTGGTATCGTCGCAGCAGCAAGCGACTTCTCGGGATCCAATGCTCGTTGGTTGGACTTCGACGGTCAAGTTGAAACGGCCTTGTCACAAGGTGACCTCGACTTGTTCTTCGTCTACATCCCAACCTCCGCGATCACAGCAGCAATTCCCGCGGCGGACTTCCTCTCCGTCGAGCAAGTTGCATTGTTCAGCGGCTACGGTGCCAATGCAACTGCATGGGGAGAGAGCTACCAAGGTGGCGACGGCGTCCTCAACCTTCGTCGCCTCAACAAGCGCGGTAACTTCAGCGTAGGCTCAGGCTTCGTTCCGGATGCATTGAACGGTACACACGTTCAGCTCGTCCTCAAAGGCGCCAATGGCCTCAGCTCGTTGACCGCAGCAGCCACGGGCAAACTGTCCTGCGTCGTAGCGTCCAGCCTCTCGGTCGATTCCTCCTCCGGCGCGACAGTTACTGTTCCGTCCTTCGAGTCCGACTTCGGCGCTACACCGGCACCGGCAATCCCAGAGATAGACATCAAGATCGAGTCGATCGCCATCACGGCCGAGACCCGCAAGCTCAGGGCCCGTTGGTCGCCGGAACTCGCGCAAGACCTCAACGCCTATCATTCGATGGACGCAGAGGTTGAGCTCACATCGATCCTCTCCGAGCAGATCGCTCTCGAGATCGACCGCGAGATCCTCAACGACCTCGTGTCGCAAGCGAACGGCGCGAACTACTACTGGAGCCGCGCTCCAGGTAAGTTCGTCAACAAGACGACCGGTGCCCCAGTTACGTTAGCTTCGTCCCTCTCCATCGGCCCAGCCTTCACCGGTACGGTCCGCGAGTGGTACGAGACACTCATCGAGACCGTCATCGACGTCGCCAACACCATCCATCGTAAGACCCTCCGTGGCTCTGCAAACTTCCTCGTTTGCGGTCCGGACGTCGCCACCATCCTCGAGGCCTCTGTGCTCTATAAGCCAAAGTTCTCCATGGACGGCGAAGGACAAGTTGGTTCGCCATTCACCATCGGTGCAGAGGCGATCGGTACTCTCAGCAACCGCTTCACTGTCTACAAGGATCCCTACTTCGTCA